ACCACTATCTCAACTCTAGACCTAATCTTTTTTAATACATCTATCTTTACATTAAATGTTTTACTTTTCATATACAAACAGTTTATAAATGATTAAAATTCTACATCAATAAGCATTTGATTGTTGAGTACAGTGTGTATAAATGGAAAAGAAGGTAACTCCAATCCATTGGCTTCAAAATCTTCTGGAGTTCTTAGCATGTAGAGCATAGTAAAATTATTGTAAAAAGTTTTTATGGCTTTAGATTTAGAATAAATTTCTTTACAGTACAAATCTAAAATATTTCCAATACTAATTTTATCGCTTTGTGCTTTTTTCCACTTATTCCAAAATACTTCTCCTTTTCCTGGTAATCCAATTATGTTATCAGTAGAATCTCCTGTTACTAACTGTTTAAGTAAAAATTCCTCTGCTTCCTCTTCTGTAGTTTCTATCCATTGGCCCATTATAGTTTCATTATTTTCAGGGTTAGTTTTAAAAGTGTAGTTGAAATGTTTTCCTGGAACAGTTTTTAGTAAGTCCTTATCAATGCTACATAGTATTTTAGTAACTTCCTCAACATTGGATGATGGCTCCACACTATCCACAATACTATTACCATTAAAGAAAAGGGGCTTGTTATACCAGTATAAAACTAAATCATCAGCCTCTACCCCAACACAGTTATTTGCATGGTACCTGTCTTCCAGTATAGCTTTTAGTGTTTTTGTCCATTGTCTAATCTGATACTTATCACGATTTTTCTTATATACACTGTCTGCCACTTTCTTTCTGAAGTAATTTCCTCCAGTAGAAACAAATAGAGCATAGTGAGTACATTTTGTTTTTTCCACAATATTGTTTATCTTATGGTCTAAAACACTAAGAGATTCCTCTAGGGAATCTCTTAGTGACTGGTAAACCAAAGAATCAGCGTCTATAAGTGCTAATACTTTCATATTGTTAGATTTTTATTAACTTAAATTAGTATTTACTATCGTACTAGATACTAAATCTAGTGCTTTTATTAAAGTTCCATTTTTAAAAAAAGTTTCATTATTATGATAATTTAACCAATGTGAAAAATAAAAATCACTATTGTTCAATGTCTCATCTAATTTTGATATAAATATGGTTTGATCATTTACATTCCAATCATTCCACATATCTGCATTAAAGAATATTAGTTCTTCTGGTCCCAGTAGTTCTACTTTACTATCTCTATTTACTGCCATTAACTTATATCCAACACTTCCTATTACATATAAAGGTTCTACTTCATGATCCATATTTTTACTTATTATCCAGCTATTCTTTTTTCTGAATACCATATAGAAAGTATTATTATTATCTCTGGTATTTATGTAGAAATCATAGTTAAAATTAAAGAATTTTTTAACCAATGTAGATAGCGCATATATATCAGTATTTTCAGGTATACCATTATCAGTAGAATAAATATTTGAATGTTCTCCTGCTATATTAGTTAGTAGATTATTAAATACCATACTATCATAGACTTTAGTAAGATATTCTTGGTTTACTGCAGTTAATTTTTCACTTTTTCCATTATTCCTTGTAATATTAGCGTTTAATTTAGAAACTATTGTGTACTTATTATACTCGTAGTTATTTATTATTACTTCCTTAACTCCAAGAAATCTGGCTATTCTTTTTAATAGTTGAAATGTACTATTTGAAAATAATCCTGAATTGTTTACTATTTTAGTTTTAACATACCCTACTCTTTTACCATTTCTATTTTTAACTATTATCATATTCATAGAATTTCCATAATCATTTGCTATATTTACCATACCTGCAAAGACTATAATATTAATGAATATGTTACTGGTAGATATTCTGATTATTCCTCTGGATGGATCTAGAGAATCGAAGTAATGCTTTCCTAAATCTTTTAAGCGTAAAATTTCCATTGGCGTGAACCTATAAAAATTAAAATTATTAGGGAACTCCAAATACTGAGTATCTTCAGGAAACATGCTAAATATTACTGGAATTCCTTCGTTATTCTTACAGATTATCATAACTTGAAGCGGTTTTAAATAATACTAATTCAGAAGATTCCATTATTGCAAATGGTAGATTACATATAGTATTTTCAGCATACTTATTAATTAAGTAATTAACTACCATTTGAGTTATCCTTGCTCCAATCATTGAAGCAAAATAGCTAGTTTGCTTAAACGTACAGGGTCCATCCTCTATCATACTATTTGGAAATAGAGATTTAGCATACAATTCTTCCTTATCTGGAGTAACAGTAAAAACTTGATAGATATTTGCTGTTAGTCTCCCATCTATAAATAGTTCCCTATTTTCCAAATTTTTCCATAATTCAAATGCTTCTTTTCTGGCATCCATATTATCCACTGCACATATGGTTATTGGGTAAACTCCATTGTAATCTGATAGTTTGGCTTGAATATATCTAACCCTACTATAAGAAGTAGGGTCAAATAATCCCATAGTATATTTAAGGGAACTTACCTTAGAACTATTTATTTGATTTGTTAGGTAAAATTGAGTACCTATATTATGCTCTTCTACCATATCAAAATCTAATATTTCTATCTTAGATTTTAAAGTTCTTATTAGATTAAATGCAGTGTTAGAGCCTATTCCTCCAGCACCTATTATAGTAATATATTCATTAGCGGATTGTTCATACCAAGGTGCATCTTTAAATCTTTCGTAGTATCCCATATTAATTTCCTCCAATTTTCAAAGTATCAATTATTAATTCAACTAGATAATGATTTAAATCAATCCCAGGAATATTGTTAATTATTTTAATTGCAATATCAACTCTTGTTGGGTATTTAAGAAATGTTGGATCATCTGAAAATATTTCTTCATAGCTCTGCTCTATTATTGGTTCCAGTAGATCCACATACATTTCATACATTTCCAAATCTTTACTGGTAGATTTTATTAGATCTTTTAGGATATCACCTACATTTCTTTTTTCCAGTTCTTTCAAATCTGCATTATCATCTGCATTTAGTATAGCCTTTACCCACAGTAAGCATTTAGTATACTCTCCATTTGAACTGTTCATACAAGTTTCTTTATCAGTTTTACTGTAGGAATCAGATCTGTATAAAGTAGATTTATAAGGATCTGGAGTATAGGAATTTGGAATATTGGGCCATTTATATATTTTATTAGGATTACTACTTGGTAAATAGTCTTTACTATTAGAAGTCCGTTCAGTATGGTTTGAAACATAGTAATCATTATTTTTAAAATAGGTATTTTGAAAATTTTCAGTTTTCTTATTTTTAACTTCTAAATAGTTTTCTTCTATCCATTTTGGTACTGAAACTTCTTCTTCAAATACTGGTTTTAAATCAATGTAAAGTATTTCTGTACTTTCTTCTTCTGTGTTTCTTTTTACAATATTTTCTTGATGATCCTTGAATATAATGGTTTTCTTTGTTATAGTTTTAGTAGGAATGGCTATTTTACATACATACTCTCCTTCCATGTTAACTACTAAAGAAACAAAGAAATTATATTTATCTGCATTATCTTCAAGTTCCTTTAAATCTGTTCCAGAGAAGAAAGCATTCATAGCATGATGGGTGTGAATAAATCCATTAAGAGATTTTAGTTCATGGTCATTAATGTTATTATATGCTTTTATCAAATCTGCATCTACTGTGAATTCTGTATAAGTACTATTTCCAATATTCATGAGATGCATAGATTTAGCATAGATTTCAATATCCTCTAACTTTTTAAAATTTCCTTTTACTACATCAAATAGTAGTATTCCTGACCACTCTGTATTTTTTATCTTTGTATGAAAGTAGTCAATTTGTTGTTTTAATAGTTTACTAATAACTATCTTATTCATAATTTAAAAATATTTAGTTAGTAAATAGTGAATTTGCCAATAAATTTTGTAGTATATAGTCTGGGTATAAAATACTACAAACATAGTTTATAGTATCTCTTCTTACTACTTTAGTACATTGTGCTAATGCACTTTCCAATATCTTTTTTTCATACTCACTTTCTTCTATAATAGGTTTAATTACCTGATTTTTAAACTTAAAAGTTTGGTTATAAATTAATTTTACTGTTTCTTTAGTTTTACTAATCAATTTTCCTTCCATTTCCCCAAGTTTATAGGTCATGTATTTTTCCCCAAATAATTCTTGTATTCTTTCCCCTAATTTATTTCTAAATTCTTCATCAACTGATAGATCAGAAGAAAGATCACTGTAGAAATCATTAAAATCAATACTCAGGTCGATTGGATTATCAATTAAACTTTTTAGTAAAATCTTGAAATCCTCATCATCTGTTAAAGAAGAATCATTAATAGTTTCAATTTTATATGGAAGTATATTTTCAATTCTTCTATAGGGTACTCCTTCCAAACTTTCCCAACTGAAATAGTGTAGTATTAGGTATATTACATATTTTAGGTCATTTACATAAAATCTCTCACCTCTCATATATCCTTTCAATTCTGAGTCTCCAAAACAAAAATCCCTAGCAACTTCTCCAGGATGTGTATTAGTATGAGAGAATAAATAACCTACACTAACTTCTGATGGAGTAAAATTGGCCCTATAAAATTGTAAATTCCTTACTTCTATTTTATTATTTGTAAATACCAGAGTAAATTTTATATAACATTCCCTCATGATATGACTCATCTCCAAAGAATTTTTTATTTCTATTTCAGGTAAATATAGATTTACTGAAATTTCTGCAGATGAAATTTGTATAATTTCATAATCATGAATTATGTTAATACTTTTTACTATGGATTCAACTACTTTTTGTAGTTTTTTAGGCGATAATTGGTTCAGTTTTAATTTGTATAAATCGTGATAGTTTTCCTTATTTAGAGCAATTACACTTTTGTCTATGCTATTTAAACCAAAAATCTCTATTATTCCACTATCTGCTAAAATTACTATTTTCTTATGAGTTCTCGAAATTATTTTTCCAAGGATAAAAGAATTACTACCATAATTATCTGGTATTAGTACTAAACTTTCAGGTCTATAAAATTTGCTGTACTCAAATATTTTTTCTCTTTCTTCGTCAGATAATTTTTGAAGTTGAAGTAGCAATGTATTATGCCCTAATACCAGTTTATTAATTATTTTTAGTCCTTCCATATAATTCAGTATTATTGTTAATAAATAGTAAGGGGGAACAAAAATTCCCCCTTACACTTACAAAATAGGATTAGGATTAAAGTTCTTTAAACTTTTCCATAATGTTATTATGAATATCCAGTAATCCAAGATCCTCTTCAGTACTGTCTTTGTTAGAGTTTGCCTCGATTAGGTTATTTACTTTATCTATCATTAAATCTACAGTAACAGAATTTGTAAATAGGGCTTCCTTTAAGAACTGGAGATCTTCTTTCAATAGCTCAAGTTCCTCTACAAAATTAGGGGTTGATTCCCTAGTTTTGAGAAACTCTATAATATTATTGATAACCTCCCGTTTACTCCCCGAAAGACTAATACCTGCGTTGTGTTCTTGATTCAAAATATAGCCAAGAGACCTAATTTCATTGTAAGACATGTTATTAATGGCTTCAATTTTACGTTCTAATGGCCAATCCATTTCAAAGTTTATAGTTAGACCTGCTTTATGGTCTACAGGAGTAACAAAGAGTATAATATTACCCTCTGGTAGAACAGCATCATCTAATTTTCCATACTCCACAAGAGAGTTCTTCTCTATGAACTTATAAGTTCTAACATAATTATTATCCACCCTTTCACTGTGAGTAGGAATTTTATCAGCAATAACGCTGTTAGCTACATCTTCCATTAACTGTCCAAAAGTTTTTGCGTCTGATTCAATAGAAATCAGTTGAACAGTTGCAGGCAGTTTAAAACTGACTTTTCTCTTAGCACTAAGTCTTTCTACTTGGCTCATAGTAATTTAATTTTTAAGTTTAACATTTAATTTAATACCTTTATTATTACTCCTGGGTTTTCTTTATTGAGGTCCCAGTATTTTCCCTCTATTTCTAATGGAAAAGGCAATACAAAATCTACATTATCATCTGGAATTATATCATATACAGTCATTAAATCCAAAACAATTTGACATGCATTATGAAAATCCCATTTTCTTCTGCTATTTCTAATGAAGAAAAATCCTAAATGTAAGGGATATTCCCTACATTCCTTAATAGGATTACATATTTCTGCAAAGGAATATTTTTTTGGAATTCTTTTAAACTCTTTAACCTTTTTATCCCTAGAACTATACCAAACTATTCCAAATTCCCTAAGCCATTTAGTAACAGTTTTACTTGGAAATCTTCCATTTATTTTGCTATTCTTAAGAGAAGGAATATTTCCTGGTATGAATATTTCAATTTTAGGGTTCATATAATTCTAATTTTATTAAGTTATCCGTTACAAAGTTAAAGAATTTTTTAATTCCATATTCCTTACAAAAATCACTAGGATCCTTTGGACTTCCTATAGGATTATGACAATATGGTATTTCATATTCTGAACTGAATTTACTTGCATTGTTTATTCCAGTAAAATCATTGTTGTACCATATGATTATACTTTTATACCTTGTTTTAATTTTACGAAACCATTCCTTAGGAACAAAAGATACTTCATTATTTGGAGCCACTCCATGTACTACAATATTTCTAAACATACCCTCCATATTCATTCTCCAGAATATTCCTGCATCTTTTTTACTAGAGGTTATGAATAGAATATCACCATATTTAGGCATAACATCTACAAGTTGTACAATAGTATTATCCACATTACTTATCCATTTATATTGGCTTCTTTCTGGGAAGTAAAGTTTTCTTTGAAATCTTCCATTATGCCAGTAGTATTCATAGGAAAAGGCTAATTCATCCCCAACTGTTATCATATTACCATTTATCCAGTAATGTGATATGGATTCAGTTTTAGATAATTTTAACATTTCTTCAGTCCAGTAAAACTCATTCCAGTATTGTAGATCTTTTTTGGTAAATGGTCTTTTCTTCTTTTGTATGATTGTTGGAGGTTTATCCTGGATATTTATTTTTTCATGAATTATTGGGGATTGAGATGTAGAAGTATCTATTGTAATATTTCCCCCTAATCCCAAATTAAAGTCCATATTTATTTTTTGAAGGGCTTCAGCATATGTTAGATTATATTTAAACATTACAAAGTCTATACATCTAAAACTCTTTCCCAGTCCAAAATCAGTGTAAAGTAAATCTCCATTTATACTAGTAATAGAACATGAAGGGTTATTTTCTTTTCTTAAGTCTGATTTAAATAACTTGTTGAGTTTTTGAAAATTAGGACTGTAAAATTTAAATATATCATATGATGAAATTAGGGACAAAATATTTTCCTTGGTAAGAGGTTTGCGTATAGGTATCATGGTACTAAAATTTAAAGTTAACGGGGAAAATACTATGATTTTCCCCGTTACTTACAGGTTAACTAAAATACGTTACTTCCATCATCAATCTTTCCCTTAAGCATATCAAGATCTGAATCAGGAAGAATAACTTCAGGAGCAGGTGGTACAAATTCTTTAAATTCCAACCCATTATATCCCTTTACTGGGTATCCATCCTTCTCTTTACGCTTAATATACTCTACAGCCTTAGAAAATGCAGCTACCTGTTTGAAGTATCCCCTAATAAATAATCCATTATCCACATTCTGGTAATATTTACCTTCCTTTTCAGAATAGGTTAGAAGAACCCACACTACATTATCCTTTGCAGCATTTACGTAGTACTGAAGTTCCTTAACATTTCCCTTGAACAGTGCTTCCATATCCTCAATATATACCTTATCATTAGGATTTGTATTAAGCCACTGCTTAAGAAATTCAATAAGACTTGTTTCTCCTACATATGCTTCACGAGCTCCTTCTGCATTGAACCATTTTTTACCATTGGAAGCAGTTTTATTCAAAGCTTCATTTAAATCTGCAGCCCAAGTGGATTGTCCATAATGATTGATAAACTCATTTTTGGTACCATCCTTATTCACTCTAGGTCTATTTTCTAAAAAGAAGGTAATCTTATTGGATACAGTTGCATTCTTAAAATAAAAGTCCAATCTTAACTTGCGAACCCCTTCTTCCTCTGTTAGGTAAGCAGGCTCTTGCTGAAAATTATATCCCATTTCTTGCAGTTCCTTTAGAGTAGGGTTAACTGCAACCATTTTTACTTGGGTAAGTCCTGTGTAAACTACAGACTGCTTTAATACTTCCTTGCTGCTATTGTTAATATTAATTGCTGGCATACTCTTACCTTTTTAAAGTTTATAATAAAGTTTATAATTTTTTAAGTAAATCAAATAAATGCACTACTCAACTGTTGTAGTATGCATTTTGTTGGTATTACTTCTTTTTTCTCTTTTCTTCCTTTCCTGTTTTACGGGTTGTTTTTTGGAAGTCCTAGTTTTACCCATCAGTACTTGTTCCAATTCTTTTTCCTTTGAGGTTTTAATACTCAATAGATACTGACCCAATTTCCAAGGAACTACTGAAATAATCATAAACACTAAGCCAATAAACTTGGCTATGCTCTTGAATAAATCAACTACTATTTTTACCATAACTAATAAATTTAAGTTAAACAATTAAATACCATAATATTCCCTAATTTTGGTGTCTACATATACCAAAGAATTTGGAATTTTAAAGTCTTCAAACATCCCTGGAGGTGTTTTTGCAGTAGATCTGTTGGATTGAGTTTCAAAGTAATACTTATTATCACCATTTAATCCTCTTTCTACTGCTCCGAATAGTACTACAGGAAGTTTGCTTTCCACTTTTATTTTTTCCAATTTTCTTCCATTAGTAACTAAGCACTTACTTTCATTGCCATCTACATCAGTGTATAACGTAACATGGCCCATGAAGTAAATAATCAAATCATTTCTCATGGAATTAGCAAATGTGATAATTTCATAGATATCCTTAGCCAAATCCATCCATTTATCAAAGGTAAGTTTTTTGCTTTCCAGCATTTCCTTATCTATCATAATACCATTAATGGTATCTATAATAACTGATTTGATTTTAGTTCCATTGTTAATTTTTTGGAGTAAGTCCATTATAATTTCCACATCTGAAGTGGTAAACATATTTACTCCTTCTTTCCAATTATCCAGTTTAAATGGTGGAAATTTTCTGTCACTATTAATGTATACTGTGGTACTTGGATTCATACCTTTATATTCACCTTTAATATCGTATGTTCCATCTGGTCCCACAACTATACTCATGGTTTTTCCACCTCCACTTTGTTGAAATATTCCAACCGTTATTGCCATAAATTTAGTTTTTTAAGTTTTACCTATCATCACCATTTCCATGAATGGTATTATTGTTAAGCCTATTTGATAGTTTAGTTACATTTTGTTCTGCAACATCCTGCATACTAATTCCCAGGTCATTGCAAAGAGCTTGTACGTACCATAATACATCTCCTAATTCCTTTGAAATGGAATCAATGTCTTCCTTAGTAAATACTCCATTTTTATCTCTGTAGACCTTCTTGATTTTTTCAAGAACTTCTCCAGATTCTCCTCCTAATCCTAGTGCTGGGTAGATTACCCTTAGACTGGGAGGGTATTGTGCAGTTACCCTAATTTTCTGTTGATACTCATTAAAGTTCATAGCATTTAGTTTTAAAACATAAATTTAGTTGACTCATTTTATTTATTATTTTTATCAACATTGCTTTTATTTCTCTGCTCTAGCATAGAAAGAATCCTCTTATGCTTTGCAATATCCTGCATATCAATCCCAAGATCATCGCATAGAAACTTTATATACCATAGAGTACTCTCCAATTCTTTTGAAATGGAAGTAATGTTCTTACGGAGCTCTGTTAGATAATGAATATTCTCAATAAATTCTATGAAAGTTTTATAGTCACTATCAATAGTCTTTACTACATTTCCATTATCATTCAAAAATTCAATTCTCATCTTCATAATTTCAGGCTTTAAAGTTTGTTGTGAATTTCATTCTTTAGTTTAACTATTTTATTGACATATTTAGGCACATTATATGAAATACCAAATTTGTTTATTCCAACTTTTCTGTGCCATACACTACTTCCACTATTCCATATAGAAGCAATTTCTTCATCTGAATACCCTTTTTCTATCAGACTTTTTACTTTTAGAAAAGCTATATAATCTTGATTATCAGGTATTCTAATATCCAATTCTTTTCCAACATATTTTAGACATAAGGATTTCCAGGTTTTTGAAGTAAATTGATATGCCCCAAATTCCCCAGAATTTCCTATTGAAAAGTAATTTCCATTACTTTCTACCATTTTTATTGCAAAAAGCAGGGATTCTATACGCTTTTGTAATTTCAAATAGTTGTCTATATATGCATTTATCCTTGCTTCTATTCTTACTAGTGAAATTAATTTGCTATCAATGTTAGGGGCTCCTGCACATAATGGAAGTATTAATGTTAAAATCCAAATTATTTTCTTCATACTGTATAAATTTAGTTACACATAATAAGAGCATGTGAATGATTTAGGTAAATGCAAATATACTGATTTTAATGATATAAAAGTGTTAATTTCCCTAAACGTGTCAAAATCATAGCCTAAAAATACATTTAACCATATTCTTGAGCGCTTCAAAAACTTTATGAATTGGTTCTTTGATATAGTGGTTTATACCCAGCCGTTAGTGGCAATGCTACCCGAACACACGAGCAACTGCCAACTCATAATATTTTACCTCTTTTTCAATTCCAATAAATTTTCGGTTCAACTCCTTTGCCCCTAAACAAGTTGTTCCTACTCCCATTGTATTATCTAAAACCATATCATTTTCGTTTGAATAAGTGGATATAAGATACTTCATAAGTTCCAAAGGTTTTTGAGTTGGATGCAATTTTTCTTTGTCGTAGGGAAATGTTAAAATAGATTTTGGATAACCACTTTTTGTTTGTTTCCACTTTTTACCTTTTGCCCTGCTTTGTCTTTTCCCTGTTGTTTCGGTTTCAAAATTAACTTTGGTAATATCTACATCAAACAAACCTTGCGGATTATAACACATTGTTAAACTTGTGCTTGTCGCAGAACCTTCACTAAAAACGCTTATATTTTCGTGCTGTTTTAATGGTCTTGCTTTGGCGTTTAAATGTCCAGTGGCATTTAATTTATTCCAAATAAAATCGTATTTAAACCATTCCAAATTGCTAACATTTAATATACTTGTAAATGGTTCTGCACTCGTTAAAACAACTGTTCCGTTTTTAGATAATATCCTTTTGTATTCTATCCACAACTTGTTTAAATCTATTAAACTATCCCATTTTGCCTCTGTTGTTCCATAAGGCAAATCTGCCAAAATAAGCTGAACCGATTTATCAGGAATAAGAGGTAAAATATCCATACAATCAGCATTGAACAAAGCACTGCCATTAACATAGGCTATATGCAATGCTTTATTTTGTGCTTCGTATATAAGTTTTTCTATATCCA